CCGCTCATTTTCCGCCGCCTTATATAAGAAGGGATCAGGCTTAGTCCCCGGGTGACGGACGCGGCGGGCAAAAATGAATTCACTTGCGCTATTACCCGGCCAACGGAGTGCCCGCTTAAACCGGGGCCGGATAGTGTGGGCGCGTGTCCCATCATGGACAAACACACCATAAGACCTTCCGTCATTCGTCCTTGTAACTGCCGGGTCAAGTGTAACCAGGCCCCTGACAGGCCAGTCAGACAACACTTCCGTTGTAATGGACCGTTCCAGGTTGCCCGTCCTAGTCCGGAAACGGTGTTCCGCCCGCGCCCGATGTTGGACGTCTCGCAGGGCAGCTCGCAAGGCTAGCCGCATTTCCCGCTTCACTTCGGCCGGTGCTTGCTCAAAGGCGCGAATAAGATCATTTAGGCGCTTGATCTCAACTTTTATTTCCATAGCGGCCCCCGTATAAGCAGAAAGGGCGGACAAAAATGCCCGCCCCCTCATGATTATTTTTTCTGGGTAACCTTTTCTTTCGCCGGCGCTTGGACTTCTTCATAATCTTGGTCCTTTGCCAGCCGTTCGGCGTGTTCATCGTTGGTAATATGCCAAGTTATGCCGGTTTTCTTATTTTTAAACCATTTGTCAACCATGTATCAAGCCTCCTTAGGACTTATTAGCAGTCAACACGGCAATAGCGGTAGGACGTACCAGCTTGCCGCCATAAACATGTAGCCCTTTCACCGCGTCGGCAAAACGCTTCTCCGGCCGGTAGGCTTCGACACTGACAATTTGCTCAGCGAAGCTGATAGCCATCCGGTGGCCGGCAATGATTTTATACTTAGTGCCGCTGGTGTTGGGTACGTTGTTGGACATATAAATCCCAAAACCGGCCGCCTGGCCAAGGAATCCGCCGCGTAGCAAAGCCTCGGCCTGAGTACCGCCGGTACCAACAAAACGGTCGTCTTTGAGCAGTAGCCCGGCGAACCAGGGCGGGATGACAATAAAGCGGCTGTCTTTAGGGACATTTGCTTCATCCAGCTTCGTGCCCAAGTCGACAAGATATTCGTAAGCGTCGTTCTTGGTCGGAACAACAGGCGTAGTATGATTGCCGATAGTGTTGGCAGTATCCACGCCGGTATAAAGGCTAGCGATAAACTTATCTGCAGCGTCAGACAGAGCGTAACCGGCTTCTTGCATGGCCGCATCCATTACCTTCGGATTTTGCTGGGCGCGGTCAATATCGTCGACCTGGAAGTTAAAATACCTCGCCTGGTCAATGACCAGAATGCGCTGATCATCGTTAAGGGTTTCCGGATCGCTGATGTTCGTATTTTTGGTGTAATTGCCGATAAAAACCGGCCCAATGGAGTTAATTTTAACTTGGTCGCCATAGGCCCGGATTTCGCCCTCATAGTCACGATTGACTACGTTGGCGTAAACGTGGGCTTTCTGTAAGTTGGCCAAGAGCCTTGCAGACCATACGGTCGGGATAAAGTTATTCAGAGACATTTGTCTACCTCCTTATGCTTTAGAGTGATTTGAGCGATTCCTGCACAGCATCCCAGTTGGCATTAATCTCGTCAGGCGTCATCTTCTCGATCTGCGCGCGGGTGTATTTCACCGGTGCGCCACCGCTACCGCCGCCAGCAGAGCCTGCGCCAGGCGTCTGCGTATTCTTAACTGCCCAAGAGTTAGCGGCCAGCCATGCTTTTACTCCTTCTTCGACCGTCATCTCCTTCCCGTCGGCCATGTAGACGATCGTGTCGTCATCTTTGGCCTGTATGTTAGACAGAATGATTTTTGCGATCTCTTGCGGATTAGCAGCATTGCCAGCTTGAAGGACCGCCAGGGCCTGGTTCAGCTTGGTCGTGTTAATCCGCTTTTCACGCTCTGCTTTTGCCCTTTCTTCTTCCTGCTTGGCCTTCTCAGTCAGCTGCTGAACTTGCGCCGTAAGCTGGGCTAACTGCCGGCCGATCTCGTCAGGCTTATTGCCCGTCTTAGATAGGGCTGATAGGCTGGCCTGGATCCCGGCCAATTGATTGTCCAAGTCTTCGCCATCCTGTAGGCCCAGGGCTTGCAGGATCTTGTTTTTGGTGGCGCGATATGTAGCAGCTTCGTTTCGCAGCCGGTTAATTTCGGCTTGAATGGTGTTTGCCATAGTCGCGCCGTTTTCTACCGCCGCCAGGGCTGCGTAGATCTCTTGTAATGTCATCGTTTACCTCTCCTTTTTGCCGCCAGGGCATATATTTACGGGCGCCAGGCCCTAGGATATAAAAATAGCGCCAACCGGCCGCCAGGACCATTAGGCGCTTGTAAATATATGGGTTTATCGCGGATCATTTTAACTGCCCTCCTTGGCTAAAATTGGGCATGAAAAACCGCCCGATTAGGCGGTTATTTACTATGATAAGTTATTTCGACTATTTCATCTGGCCCTACAGTTGGCCAAAGGCTCATATCTTCATCGGTTTCGATCAGAAAGGCTACCGGATCAGTGTATACCTCTAAAACTGTCCCCTCCCGTCCATCTTTTAACCGAACGACGTCCAATTCTTTGATTTTCACTTATCCTTCACCTTCCTTTCGGTTATATAAGCACTGGTCAAACGCGGTTCATCGCTTCCCCAGTCGACGATCCAAGCTGTCAATACGTTTGCAGTCCTGCCACTTGGACCAGTTAGCTCCATCTGGATTTCAAACTTCTGGCCATGTTGATTATCGCCCTTATATACCGGGCTATACTTGGAAACATTCTCTTGAATTGCGTGAATTAACTCCTGATAGTTATCTTTATTATACCCAAGCACCTTTTCAAATGTAACGGCTTTAGGTCCACCTACCTTATGATTTTTATCTAGGCAGTAATTTAAGATCTTAGATGTCGGGATTTTTACTTTTTCTTTACTAAATGGAGGTATATCCCCGAAGCGCTGCAAGCCAAAATCAGTCTTAGTTAAACGCGGCCGTGGATCTTCGTGCCCTTTCCATTGCCTAAGACATTGCCGCCAATCCCGACCATGTAGCCATGCAATATCACCTTCAATACCAAGTAGCCGACGCCGATCGGCGGGATCGATCTTCCGCAAAAACTCGTCGCCACCTTTTTGCACCTGATCCCTTTGGCGCATACCGTCCAACTCGCCGTCGAAAACCTCTTCCCAGTGGCATAAACAATGCGGATGCGCTGGTTGCGGCGGTAGCGAGTTTTTCGGATATACACCGGGCCCCAGACCATACAGGTTAGCCTTAGCATGAAAGTCGCAAATATCATATTTCGGATGTCGGCTGGATAGGCGCCAGCGATAGGCAATGACGTCCGGGTCGTCCTGGTGCCGAGCGTAAAAACCATCGGCCCAAGCGCGGGCAATTTCCGTCCGAGAAATGCGTTCGGCAAAATAGCGGCTGCGCTCGTTTACGGCTACTTCAATAGCCTTGTCCAAGGCTTTTTCGCTAAAGTCCTGGGCGGCATCAAGTAGTAGCTTATATGCCGTTTTCAGCGCCTTATTGGGTGCGCCGTCCTGAGCCAAACGTTCAATCTGGCGGCGGGCCTGGCGGATTAAGCGGCCATACTCAGCCATAGCCGCACGGTCAGGGTTGTTGACGTCAATTGCCAGAGTCTGGCGTGCTGCCCGCTGCAATTCGTCCAGGTACTTAGGTAATACCGCCCGGTTAATTACCTGGCCGTATCCATAGCCATCATATAGCTCCCTGGCCAGTTTAACCCAGTTTGTGCCGTTTCTTAGTTGGCGCTCAATGGTTTCTGCTATCGCCTGCCGCATAGCCATTTCCGCGCCGTGCAGCCGCGTCGATAGTGGCATATGGTCAGGTGCCCAGGGCAAGGTATTTAGCTTTTCAATGATAATAGCCTTGGCCGGAGCGCTTATTACCGCTGGGTCTATGCCGAAGCCCGCTGCTGCCGCCTGAAGCAAAGCGTCTTTTAATTTATCATCAATGGCAGTAAAAAAGGCGCTTTCTTTTAGCGCCATGTCCACTGCTTGATTAACCCCATAGCCAGCGGCCAACAGTTCACTCAAGCGGCTGATTACCGCCGCCGCTGCCTGTTTGTATGCCTCGGACCAGCCGGCCATTATTTCGTCTATTTTTTTGCGAAATTTTTCGATGTCCATTTTTAATCATTCCTAGGCGTAGCATTATACCTGCCGGCTGCAGCCATCATGCGGTCAGTAGCATTTGCCTCAAGATCAGCAATAATCGCATCATAGGTTTCTGGATCCAACTTTGGTAAATAGGCAGCCATGATCTTTTTCGCAACTTCAATATTGAAACGGCTGCCCATGTTCAAGTCGACAGCAGCCTGGGCGTTCTTTAGTTCTTCGGCTACGTCAACAATCGCGAAGTCACACGGATATTCCACTACATAGTCGATTTGCTGACCAGTCCACAAGCTAAATAATTCGGCGATCTTTTTTTCAGCCGCTTCGCAGGTAGCCGCGAAGCCGGCAAGTGTCTGGTTAGTGCTCTCAAAGTCCCAGGCCTTGGCAATCCCGCTTTTTTGTTCTTTTACGCCAGTAACAAGCGTCAGGTTCGCCATGCGGTAAATTTCCTGGACTAACCTATCAATCTGGTCTGCCAGCATCTGGGCCGGGTCCGCCGGTGGGGCGATAAACGCCGGCGTGTGTCTGGCGTCCTCGGGGAATTGCAAAGCGTTGTCTGTGCCTATCGTCAGACTGGTGCTTTCGTTAGATGGATAAACCAAGATGGAAAAAGCCTGGTTTTGGAGTATTTCCGTCAGCCAGCTGCATAGCTGGTATATTGCCAGGTTCGTACTAGCAATCGCCCCAAATTCGCTGGGCGGCAATATATCTGCCGGGTCGAGTTCGCGCGCCGACCAGACAACGACAGGGACACGGCCAAGATTGTGCTGGCCGCTGTCTAAAAGTTTCTTTCGCTCTTTATCCCACAGCTCCCAGCCGGTCTTTGTCCATAACCGGACGTTGTAGTCAGCATCTGCCTTATTGTTATCCCGGTCGACCGGTTCGCGGTATGCGAACATGACTAGGCGGCCATAGCGATCAGTCGCATAATCGACAACGCGGTCGGGCTCAACAATATAGGCATAGGGCAGCGCCCGCGTCTCGATTGCTGCGCCTAATGTCGGCGGCTGGTCAGCAGCATTGTCCACGACAACAAAATTTACACCGTATAGTTTCGCCCCCAGGGCCACCCTGCGCGCAAAATTTTGCAGCGTAGTCCCGGCCATGTCTACGTCATCAATGAATTTTTCGAATAGTGCCGATCCTTGTCCTGACCAGTCCCGTTTTATCTCCTGCCGAAAAATCGGGTCTACATGGCTGTTTACGGCCGGCGCGGTATAGTTCAAGTAGTATGCAAGACGGCGGCGGGTATCGTATTTCTCCTTTCTCTCCCGCTTGTGCTTTTCAAGGTATGTGCCATCAGCAAAACCACCAGTGCCAAAGTAAGCGTCACGCAACAGCTGGTAATTCACAGTCGATGCCGCCCGTTTCTTTTTGTCTAGGTTAGCCCTGGTGATGTCCGACGGCCGAGCCAAGCTAATAGCGCCAGGGTTGTTTTCAAAGTTATTCTGGGCCAAACTTCTCCCCCCTAATAGTCTGCATATGTGCTTCGCACATCGCGCGGCCCGCGACGGATGTCTTCAATCGAATACCGTAGCGCAGCCATAGCGTCGTCGAAGATTTCGACCGGCTCATCCAGGTAAAGACCTGTTTTTTCGTCCTTCTTCCACTTCCACGCCTGGATTTCTTTGATTGTGTTCTTGCAGCGCGGGTGGATGTGGATCCGCAGCCGCTTCAATATGTCAATCTGTGCCTTGACGCTGCCAGGGTCCTTGTGCACCGGCCGCGCTTTATATCCAGCCTTTCGCCAGGTCTTTATACGGTCCGGTTCGGCGCTATCGCAGTACATGACCAGGCGCTTATCCAGGCCTTTAGCGTTGGCTATAGCGATAATGTCGCCAGTGTCTTTTTCGTACTCATATATTTCATCGCAGACATACAAATCGCCGGCTTCCACGGTCACGTCCTTAAAGCCGACGGTAAGTATGGCATTGGCATGGTTAAAGCCAAAGTCCTGCGCATGGACCATGCGATCAAAATAAGCATAGTCTACGTCGAAGGCTTCGACGACATAGTTTGTTAAGATTAGGCCGCCTGTTTCGCCCCACTCGCCAAGACCATAAACTTTATACCCCTCGGGATCCAGCAACCGTCGGCGTTCCATACGGCGCTTAAAGGCTTCGTCGATGAATAGGTTGGTCAGGTAAGTGCTGTGGTGCGTGAATACGTCCGGATCCGGGTGGTCGAAAAAGACGTGCTTGATCCAGTGGCTGGCACTGACTGGGTTGAAGGTCAGCGTGATCTGATAATATAAATTCGAGTTTGGCAGTTCGCCCCGCAGCCTGTCGTCTAGGATTTCAACATCGCTTTGCTCTAGTTCGGTCGCTTCCTCGATCCAGATCCAAGTCAACTTTCCGTGTGGGAAGTTGATCGACTTCACCTTCTCGCGCTGCTTGGCGTCAGCCATACCGCGAAATATGATCGCGTTGCCTGTCGTCTTGCAGACCATTCGCAACGGCGATTGAGTGATCCGCCAGAATTGTTTTACGCGGTTCCCGCAGATCCTGTTTATGGCCGCCTGAAGCTCAGCGAAAGTGCTGTCGCGGTTACTCTCGTCAATCTTCCTGACGACCAGAAGGTTAGCGCCCTTATACTTTGGATCCATCAATTTCAGAATATAGTCCTGGGCGACGTTGACGGACTTCCCGCTGCCGGCGCTGCCCTTCATCACCCGGTAGCGTTTGCGAGTTTCATTCGCCTCACGGAATATCGGGTTAAAATAAATGTTGACGGCATTACTCATTTTTTTCACCGCCCGTACCAGGCGGGCCGTATATGGTATTGATGACTAAATTAACCGTTGCGTCCATGGCGTCAGCTTTATCAAACATGCCCAGGTGTCTGCCCAGCAATTCCAGCGCTTTAAGTTTATCGTGCAGCTTGACCTCGCGTTCTACAATATCGCCGTCCTCGGTCGGTATCGTTTTAACCTTAACACTGGCAATCGCTGCGGCGTCATCTTCATCAATGTCATGTCTTACCTTGGCGTCATCGGTATCAACAACCTGTAACGTATTGACAAAAGCAATTTTGGCCAGTTCACGCAAAACCCTGTCCTGCGTGATGCCAGTCCGACGAGAGCGCTCGGCTAAAGCTTTGTCAACTTCTTCTTTAATGCTAAGTTTTGCTAAGAGTTGTGCGCCCTGCTCATGAGCGGTTTTGGGTGAATACCCGGCTCTAATAGCTGCCTGTGTAGCGTTCAGGTCAATCAGGTATTCTTCTACAAAGCGCTGTTGTTTTGCAGTCAGCTTTTTAGCCAAAGTATCACCTCCTCAGTTTTTGGACGGCCGCCAGGGCTTCGAACCCTGTCTCCCGCTTTATGCTAGGCGGGCGCTTCCCCCATAGCGCGGCCGAAATAAAAACGCCCGTGACTGCGGCGGGCGCCGTCAATCCGGACGTTGTAAACTTCCTGATGATAAAATTATACCACGAAATTTTAATAAAAAAGTCTTAGACTTTTTAAATTTACTCATAAACTTTCATCAAACCAGCCTGACAGCACGCCATGGCAGCGAATGTAATAATATCTTCTCGCCAGTTATAGTATGTAGACCGGTCAATGGCCATTTCGTTACAGGTTTTAATTACATCTTCGTTCCGGGAATATCTCCGCACGATAAACTCGCCCATTAATGTTTTGCTATAACGGCGACGCGTCATTTCAACAATCTTAATCCAGTCTTCAGGCCGCTTTATTATTTCTCCGTCAACTTCTACCCGCCGGATCGGATCAGCCAGGGTTGTTGCTCTGTTTGCTGTAGGATCACTTAAAAAACAATGCCCGCCGCCACCTGTCTTATCGCGATGCGATGTCCCATATAGGGCATTATCCCTTGCTTCTTCCACTGCTTGAACAATCTTTTCGTACAAGTAGAAATATCTTTCAACTTTTTTAAATGTTCTCGTGTCTAATGTGCTCAATATCCCATCACCCTCACCGTGCCCTTCATGTTTTTTAAAAAGCGGCCATGGGGGCCCTGGCGGCAACCAGATGCCATCGTTCGGCCGCCGCCAGGGTTTAGGCAGGTACTGGCAGAAATTCAATCTCGACTTCAATCCTCGGGATACCGTCCGTGTATCGCTTTTCCGATCGGCCAAAACTGACAACTTGTCCGTCGTCCTTCCAGACGATCCCGTTCAAGGCGTCCTCAATCCCCCAAATATAATTTTTCAGATCGGGCCTTGATGTCGGTCGAATCTTGCCAGCCGCCGCCAGGGCCTTCTTCTTTTTCGACCATGACTTGGGAATTGACCGGTAAGTTATGACCGTCAAACTCACTTCCCGACCGCCGATCGGAAAGTGCGCCGCCTGGCGGGTTTTCAATATTTCGGCGGCAGCCAGTTGCATAACCTCACGCTTGAATGCTGCGGACTTCGGTTTTTCAAAGTGTCGAACAGTCAAAGACCCATCTGCCTTCCGCGTAATAATATTTCCGCTGCGTTCCTGAGCGTGTGGTTCGCCATAGATAGTAAAATTAATCTTCATTTGCCATCACCTAAAACGGACAAGTCATACGTTGAGCATCAAGTTCCGCGGCATTTGTATTTAACTGTTCTATTCCTGTGCTGCAATAGACACTAAGAATACAAGTTTCCGCACATTTAGGTCCATTTAAACTTTTAAATGTTTTGCACAATACTTCTTCTGTTGCCTGGCCAAGTCTACGCAAATATTCATCCCGCTCAGGATCTGATAGATTTTGCATTTCAGCATTTGCCATTTCCCATGTCATCATGCACCGCATTGATGCGTTTGTTAAGTGTTCAAGTTTCTTTTCGCCCTTAAGCCACAATACCAGGTGCCGTACTGCTCGAGCGGCATGTTCTTTTGCTTCAATTTCACGCCAATTATCCTCGCCATACTTTTTTGCGCCTGCCGTTAAACCACGAGCAAGTTCAGCGACCCATGCCCATGACAAATACCGAAATTCATCTTCTTCCGCTGCTTGCTTGCCACCCGAAGCTAAAACTTCAATCCGCTCTTCCAACATTAGTTACTCCTCCCCCTAAGCTAAAATGTTGTGGTAGCCAGTTGATACTGGATTACCACAACATTTATTATAGAGCCTTTAAAACTCGTGGTGCGAGTATGGCCAAAGCAAGTACGTAGTAGTTATAAGCGCACTCATTCATTTCTCCACACTCTTTCTCGCCCAGAATTCGCCAGCTACCAAC